CTCCCATACCAGTGATTTTAGACAAAAATGACCCCGCAGCTGATCCCACCCGTTTTCCAATATCCCCCGCAACAAAATTACCAAGTGTGCTACCTATTTGCCCCAACATTGATTGCTTGGGAGGTGCCACAGCTGGAGCCGGAATAGTAACTTGTACTACCCGCTTCTTCTGTTGCTGTTGTTGTTTGGGTTTGGATTTGCCAGCTTTTCCCGGTCCTGGATTTAATTCAATTCCTACCAACCGAGGTTGGGGAACAGTCACAGTGACTAGGTTGCCTAAAGCTGGCAAGGAGCTCGGACCACCACTAGAGGGCACAAGTTGACTCGGTACACTGGATTTCCGTCCTGTGTCCACCCAACGCGCTCGAGGAATGGTCGTTGCTCCTGCACTTCCCACGTGTCCGGCGCGCTCACCATCACTAACCCGTGATGTTGGATCGCGTCGTGAACGGCCACGTGGGCGGCCAGCTCCGACATGAGCTGTGCCTCCGACCGAAGCATTGTTGTTGTTTCCAACACTTCGGACTGGTCGAGACTTGGAAGCGTCTCCCACTCGCGTGGTGACATTGGTATGTTCCAGTCCCAATCCAGTTGATCCCGTGTTAACTGTAACTCGGGTAGACTCTCTGCTAACGGGTCCCATATTGGCTGTTGTTGTTGTTGTTGTTGTTGAAATTGCTGGGGTTGTGGTGATTGCATTGGTAGAAGAGGGTGGGTTAATGAGCGAGGCGTCCCTCGTTTTCTTCTTATCCATGTAATCTAGCAATTTCGCCTCAAAATCCTTATCTGATGGAAACAAGTCTCCATTGATTTTGATAGGCACATCAGCCAGTTTAATTGGTTGTTGGTCTATAAGCTCAGGACACTTTAACATGTCCTCTAGAGTCTTGCACTCGGCAAGCCAATCTTTAAAGCCTATGATGTTGAAGCCGTCCAATTTTTGTAAGACAACGACCTCATACATCCAACCATCGTGATCATCATTGGGATACTGTTCATCCTGCTCAATATCCGAGTTCCATATCTTAAGAATATTCTTATAATCTGCTGAACCCTTGCCTGATAGAGCGACCGCTCGACTAACG